GCGACCAAGTGGATACGTGGCGATGGGGGTCACCGGCGTGGGACGATAAACGGGAAGCGTTTGTCCGGCAGCAATGGCACCGCATCGAAGAATCAGCGTTTAGGCGTGAGTACTTAAACATGTGGGTAATTCGGTCGAACCATTGGCTCAAGGAATCCTATTGGAACGCCTGCCTGGATCCCCTGGTCGAGCTCCCCACGGACGGGGTTTGGTCGGTTGCGGTGGAGTGTGACTTCGATGGTATGGGTCACGCCGTCGCAATAGCGGCCCCGAATGTGAACGGGCACATCGTTGTCAGGGTCACTACGCATAGGACGATTGTGGAAGTGGACGAACAACTACGCAAGATCCGGGCTCTGCATCCGAGCCTCTATATTCAAGTGACGCCTGGTTATGTTGAGCGGCTACGCCAAAAGTTTGATGCCCTCGTGGGTCAGCGTGAAGCGGTCAGCGCAACGCAAGTCCTCCAGGATCTTTTTAGCCGCCAACAATTACGCCACGATGGTAGTCAAGTATTGCAGGAACACTTTGCTAATTCGAAGATAAGCCAGCGGCAAGGCGGTTGGGTACTGACTGCCCCTATGGGACGGAACGGTGTTTATGCCGCCCGGGCGGTAATGTTTGCGGTTAGCCAGGCGGCTAAAGCTCCTCGTAGTGTGGCGATGATTAGGTCACGTAGACCGACACGCCGACACGCATAAATCACGCAAACACACGTAAACGCGATCAAACCGTGGTAAGGGGCTACACTGGCCCCATGGTGTTCCCCCGAGCCCTTTCACTCGTGCGCGGTCAAGAGTCCCTTTCCCGGACGATGGCGACAGCACAGGAACCTGCAACCGCGCACGTACGTGAATCCTCGGGACTCTACGCCTTACTCACTAACCAGTTGGCCGGTCGATCAACTCGAACCACAGCGATGCAGGTCCCCGCGTTCGTGGACGCCCTGAAAACCTACACGCACACCATTAGCGCCTTTCCGTTGCGAGAATACTTCGACGGGCAACCCGTACCGGCCCGGCAACTCCTATCACAACCGTCACCGATCTACCCGTACGCCAACGTTATCCAACGCACACTCTCAGACCTTTTGATGTTTGACCGGGCTTACCTGGCTTGTGATTGATCGGGACTTCGCCGGATACCCCGTATCGGTTGAGGTTATGAGGGTTGAGGACGTTATCGACACACCGGCCGTCTTCGCGGGGATCGAAGAGACTCAGCAACCACCGGCGGACCCTTTTTATTATCTCGCTCGACGAGTACCGACCCGGGACGTCATAAAATTTTACGGGTCAGGTGAAGGTGGTTGGCTTGCCAACGGTGCCACGGCGATAATTACGGCGGCAGCCCTGGAAGCCGCGACCCTCATGTATTCCGAAACACCGATCCCAACAGTCGCGCTTAAGAATTCCGGCCCGGATCTCCCCGCCGACCAGGTCGACGCCCTACTCGATGCGTGGGAGGAAGCCCGCGCTAACCGTGGCACCGCCTATCTGAACAACACGATTGACGCTCAAGTGATGGGCTTTAGCGCCCGCGACGTTCAACTTGTGGAGGCTAAGAATATGGGGGCCGTTGCTATTGCTCGCCTGGCTAATCTTGACCCGATATGGGTCGGTGCCGGTGTCCCCGGATCCTCACTTACTTATTCCAACCGAGTAGACCTTTACCGCAACCTACTCGATACGGCGCTACGCCCGGTGATGAATCTGGTCTCGCAACGCCTCTCGATGCCCGATGTCACCCCGACCGGTTACGTAATCGACTTCGATACGACCGCCTTCCTACGTGACAATATTGCGGCCCTAGCCGAAGTAATAACCAAACTCCTACCGCTGGAGGTTATTACTGTGGAAGACGCCCAAAACCTTTTGGACCTACCGACCCTCGGAGTATTCAATATGAACGGAGCGTTACGGTGAAACAACTCAACACGGAATCAGTCGTCATCTTCGAAGAACGTGAAGACAAAAGCGGCGACATCGTCGGGTCAGGTCACGGCATGGCAGTCCCTTACGGGTCCGAGACCATGATCGGTGGCGTCCGGGAATCCTTTGCACCTGGCTCATTCGACCTAACTAACGTGATCGGTAAGCCATTGGCCTACCGGCATGGGGGAACCGGTAGGGAAGATCACCGGGGCCGAGAACCGCGAAGACGGTCTCTATATCGACTTCGAAATAGTGGACACGGCCCTAGGCCGCGATGCCGCCGTACTCGCTAGGACCTCCACTATCAAGGGCCTATCCGCGGTTTCAACCCCGTGAAGTCGATCATGAGCAAAGCCCGGGACGCGATCCAACACACCGCCGCGAACCTACTCGAAGTCTCATTAACCCCCTACCCTGCCTACTCCAACGCTGGAGTAAGCGCAATCAGAGAAGAAGAAGGAGCAACAATGTTAGAAACAACCGAGTCGACCGAGGTTAACTCGGTGGACATTGAAGCACGCGAATCACTCAAGGAACTACGCGAAGAAGTACAAACCATTGCCTCAAAGGCATACACCTCCGAGGCTCAGCACCCAATGAGTGCCTACCGGTCGTTCGGTGAATACTCCAAAGCGGTGCTCGCCGGTGAAGTAGAGTCCCGCGCACTCGCAGACCAGATCACCACAAACAACCCCGGCGTACTCCCGCCTAACTGGATGTTGGATGTTAAAAACATCGTTGACCTTGGTCGACCAGGTATCACCGCTTTTGGTGTGGAATCCGCCGGAACAAGTGGTATGGAGTTTGCTTGGCCCTACTTTGACGGGACCCTAGCACTCATTGTTGAGGAACAGACCACAGAAAAGACCGAAGTTAATTCCGTTCGGATCGACATCAAAAAGGGCACGGCAAGCCTCAAGACGTTTGCAGCCGGTTCGGATATTTCCTACCAGTTGCTCCAGCGCTCAAGCCCGTCCTATCTCGATGCCCACAATCGGATCATGGTCGCGTCGTACGCACTCATCACAGATAACGCATTCGTAGACGCGATGCTCGTTGCCAGCACTCCACAGAACTACAACTTCGCGGGCGACACGACAGGCGCAGAATTCCGTGCAGGAGTGTTTCAGGCATCGGTAACCGTGGAAACGGCAACCGGTCGCGGGGCAGAGTTTGTCCTCGTCGCGTCAAACGTGTTTGCAGAAATCGGCGGTTGGTCGACGTTTTTCCCATCGGCCTACCCCGTCTCGAACGTGTCAGGTGTGGCGACCGCTGGCACTCTTGGAGTAAACGTTTCTGGCCTACCCGTGATTCACGACCGCAATTTGGCAGCCGGTGCGATCCTGGTATCGAACACAGCGACCGCCTCTTGGATCGAGGACGGTCCGAGCCTTGCCACGGCGGAGAACGTAGCCAACCTTGGCCGCGACATCGCAATCTACGGTTACGGTGTCAGCGCCGCTTACACTGCGGCGGGCATTGTCTCCCTTGAAGTTGTGGCCTAACAAACTAACATCCCCTCGAAAGGTAGTGAAGGTCATATGGCATTGGTAACCGGTCAGGAACTGGCCGACAATCTGGATATTGAGTACGAGACACCCGACAGTCTCGTACTCGACTTGCACGCCAACTCGGCGTGTGTCTTGATCGGTTACCTAGTCACGCTTGTTTCGTTCGAAGCGGAACCGGCACCGCTAAAAATCGCGGCAATGACCATAGCGGTGGAGACATACCAGGCGGCGTACGCCGCAGGGGGCGAATCTATTAGCGTGGACTTCACCCCTAGCCCACGAATTAACTCGGCGCTCATGGCCCGGGTCACTGTCCTACTCGCCCCTTACAAACAGATGACGACGATGGTCGGGTAATGGCACTTACCACGGAAGCACGAGAGTTAATTGTCACGAGCTTGACCGGGCTCGGGTACAAAATCTACGACACGGTGCCTACGGTCCCGATTACGCCTAGCGTCGTCATCGTCCCGGATTCCCCGTGGGTGCAACCGACCCGGATCGGCTCAACCCTGAACTATGCGGTCCGGTGGCGGCTACTACTTAACGTGAATGTCAGGGTAAACGCGGTGGCAATCTCAACAACTGAGGACGCCCTCGACGTGCTATTGGCCGCGCTACCCGCATCCGTAAACGTCGCGAGTGTGAACGCGCCGCAACTATTGAGCCTAGGATCGCAAGGGACCGTCATGTCAACCGAAATCGAAGTACAAATACAAATGAAAGAAGGATAAAATCAATGCCCGCAATCGGAGTAACTGGAGCCGTGTTCACCGTGTCAATCGGTGGGACACAATACGAGGACCAGGTCACGTCAGGAACGATTAACACGACCCCGACCATCCTCCGCACTAAAACCCTTTCCGGGGTCGCGTTCGACCAGACCGACCTCAACTCGACCATGAGTCTCGACTTTCTATTCGATGAAGTGACAGGCATGTATGGGGCTTTGCAAACCGCTATCGCCGCTGCCGCATCGGTCGCGGTCGTGGTCGAATCCGCGTCGGGAACGTGGACAGGTGCCGCGATGTTCATCGAGTCGGCAGACCTCACCTACCCGGCCGACGGTGTCGTAATGGTGTCTACTTCATTCACCGGCTCGGTAACATTCGCCGCAAGCGCATAAGGCAAAAGGGGAACCCATTATGTATCCACGACTAAAAATTGAGTCAGATAATCACGAAACAAAAGAAGTCGAAACACTGCCCGTCGACTTCATGATGTATGAAGAACTAAAACGGGAACCGGCCCAACAAGTGAACAGGACGATGAGACTCACAATCGCCCTACTACTACCTCGAGGACAAAGAACCAGGGGATCTTAAAAACCGTGAAATCGTGGGCCCCGCAAAAAACCGGGGTAAAAAGTCGATATCCTTAAAGATGAGGCGGAACCTTTTTAGAGGGTAGTCACGGCAGACTACTCATACGCCTAGCGGTTCGTACAGGCTGGACGATGGAA